CAGGCGATTAACGGCGTGCATGGGAAGAAATTCCTAGACGCCCTCAAGTTCAACACGTCCACAGCCTTCCCTCAGTACACTCTGAAGTCTCACTACTTCACCCTCGATGAAAACGGACAGCGCGTGCCTACCCCAGAACTTCTGGAGGAGATACAAGCCGTGCTAGCCCGTTACAAAAAGGGTCTCAAGTGCGGCTTCATGATGACGGCTATGCTCAAGGATGAACCCGTCGATCGGAACCGTTTCAAGGTCCGCGTTTTCTACGCAGGGCCCATGGTCCTCACCATCTTGGTGCGCATGTACTTTTTGCCCATCTTTAGATTTTTGCAAACGCACACCGCCCAGAGCGAGATTGCGGTAGGCATCAACTGTATGAGCGAGGAGTGGCAATTGCTTATGGACCACATGGAGAAATTCGTTACCGAGGACGACGAGGCCCTTGGTTATGACTTCAAGGGGTACGATCTCGCACAGCCCAATAACGGACTCCGCGCGGCGTATCACATCATGATCGAAATTGCTCGCGCCGGGGGTTACTCTGAGGAAGACCTAGGTGTGATGGAAGTGATGGTCGAAGATTTGATCAATCCTCTTATTGATTGGAACGGTACTTGTATTCAGACTCGGACCGTTGGCGTATCAGGCCATCCCTTGACTGTCATCACTAACAGCATCCTAAATTGCCTGCTAGTCCGCTCGTATTTCTACAGTCTGAACCTCGATAAGAAGTTCACGGATTGTGTTGCGAACGGTACCTATGGCGACGACGGGAAGCAGAGCGTGGAAAAGTCCGTGAGAGCCCACTACAATTTCGTGGGGTTCAAAAGTTACCTGAACAATATAGGTATGAACATCACCCATCCCTCGAAGACCAACACAGGGCGTTTCATCAACAGTGAGCTCGATTTCTTGAAAAGGAAAAGTGTGTTCCATCCCTTGCTTGGTTACAATGTAGGAGCGTTGGAGAAGACCAGTATCTTCAAAGGACTGTGCAATGTGAAACCCGGGCGAGGTGGG